CTCTGAATATTCTGAACTCGATTGTCTTTGGCTTGTGCGTAGCCAATGCTTCATACTTATCAGAACGATTTAGTGCGTCTTTTACTCGTTTGAATTTCTTAGCCGACCATTGACGGGAATCACGACCAGCAATCTTTTTAATGAACTCTGCATTGCGTGTACCATTTATGAACACTAATAGTTTGCCAATGTCTAATGGCGTTAGTGATGCTCTGTCTACATGAACATGCATACCACAAGTCGCAGTATTCCAAGATGATAGACTATCTGCATAATTCTTTTCACAGAATTTTGTCCACCTATCTTTATGTACACTTAGTGTGGCAGGTGCAGTCACGATCTCAAATCCATTCTCTAATGATCCGTCATGTTTGCATAATGCAAAGCCACTCATAGTTTCGTGTATATCGTGGACTATATCGCTAGGACAATCATTGCGTCTTTCTGTTTCTATTTCAGTAGAGATATGTCTTGTTTCATTGTTAGTCGATTGAAAATCAAGTTGTTGTGTCACATCATAGTCGTATGGATAAACACCATATCTGTCCTCATCTTCTTCGGGATATTCGTCTACATGGTAGTATTCATCATGCCCCTCGTGATATTCGTAGTTATCTCTGCAACAATCGCCAACCCAATCGTTACGCATATCAATATATATTGAATCATCACGATAGGATATCTCGCCACAATCAGAGCAAGTTATGATCTCATCTTCTACTTGGTTTTTTGCGTTCCATAATCTGTCTTTTAGTTTGCTACCATGCCAATCATTCTCTAGATTACAATGCGTAAATAAATCTCTGAACTCACCAATTAAGTCATCAGGAAACACAGATAACTCGTTAATGTTAAGATTAAACCTTGACTGTAATGTCCACACACTAGTATTTTTAATTCTAAAATGTTTGTACATTTCATACAAAGTTGCACCAGTCAGTTGATTGTAGGTGCTTCTCAGTTCATTTAATAATGTCATAATTACCTCACTTTCATTTCATTATTAAAACCATTATAACAAAGACCACGACAAAGTAAATTGTCCACTTTGTCGCAGTCATAACTTTATCAAAGTCAATTCGCAACATATCAAATTAGCCATTAATAGTTGTGGTATCAACCTTGATAGAACTCTCAGTATCAAGAGAATTGCTAGTATATAATACTGTAAATCCTTGTTTCTTTAACTGAGTATTAAATCTTGAGTATGTTGCTGGATAGGGTTTTGTATCTCTATCCAAATGTGGTGTTTCAGTATTTGCCATACTCAATGCAAAGTCATATAGTGCTTTAACATTTCCAAATACTTTAGGCACATCTAAGTAATTAGATTGAGCCACATATACAGTTTTAGCCATGTTTACCTCCTATAGCCATTAGTACAAATATTACCATTTAACCATGCTTTTTGTAGATCGGTAATATCTAAGTCGTCTAGTCGTTTGTTAGATTGTGAGTGTATTCGATCAGCAAATCTATGCTTATCAAATCTGTTATTACTACTTGCCATGATATATACGATATCATCTACCATAGCCTTAGTAGGATTATGCTTTGCTATCAAGTCAGCAAATTCTATAAATTGTTTTTTAGTTAGTGCCATGTTTTACTCCTTAATTAGTTCTTTTCTTACTCTTACTGTAATCTCTCTCATCTTTTCGTAGAGATTAATTTTCTCATTTAGGGTTATAATTCCCTCGTCATAAGCCGATCTGTATTCGCTGAGTAAATCACTCTCAACTTTATTGATTGCCATTTTTATTGTATCTTGTACACTCGCCATTTTATTACCTCGCTATATTTAAGTCTAGTATGACACAACCATTTTAGAAGTCAATGTCACATTCTGTCGCACCTAGCAGATTATCTGCTAGAGGCTAATTTCATATATTTTTCGTAATCGGGGTGGGCTTGGGCTTTACGAAGTAAAGACACTCTACCACCATCTGAAAGCCTTTGCTTTTCAGATTTAAAGACATAACCTGTAAAAACAGATTTCGCCGAACTTTCATATTTATCTTTTTGACCATTAAAAATCGGTGCTTTACCAATCGGTAAATAGCCACGACCAATGATCCCCATTCTTGATTTCATAACAACCTCACAATCTTTAACCATTATGGCACAACCAATCTGAATGTCAAGAAGTAATTTGATAGTGCGACCAAAATGTACAAAGTAATAAATTATGACCGACTAATTAACTTAAATAATCTAAATTAATAACATCAAATTAGTTGTTTAAAGTAGGTTAATTCTGACAGAATAAAAAATTAAATCAAGTAAAAAACGCATTTGTGCGACATTCTGCCACACTGCGACAATTTGCCGAGTAAATGCGACACTATATCCTGCGACAAAATGCCTCATGTGACATATTGTCGCACCTTATTTTGGGCGTGAGGTGTCCTACGATTTACACGCATCATTTTTTCTTCCTACTTAAGTGTAGGTGATAGCCCATTATGGGCTATCATCTAGACTTAAAATAAATTCTCAGTGCAGTCGGGGTGCAGGTTTTTTGGCATTGTGCCAATTTGTCTCGCAAACCACCCTGCGTCATTTTGCCACACTTTGTACACGGGTGCGACTTTTTGTCCCATGTAGATTTTAGTATTATTTTTAACCTTTCGCTTGATCCAACCGAAAGATTTTGATTTCATTAATGTATTTTCCATGATTAAATCCTAGCACGATTTTAAAATTAAGTAAATTGGTCAGATTGTCGCAGGGGTTTTGGGGGTGGTGTTCGTAGTTTGTTCTTTTTTGGAGAGTCCTAGCAAGTAATAAATTATTACTTTGAGCAATTAGGTTATAGTATATGGCTTTTGTATACCTAGACGGGGTTTAAGGATATACCCCCCACCCCCAAAAACTTGCCTTGCCGTGCACATACATATGCATCAAAAAAAATTTTAGCAAAAATTTAGACTTTTTTTCTAAGCTGGTGTATATAATCGTGTATCTGCAGATCAGGTCTGTTAAGATTTCGCGTGCCCCTCTCCTCGGATAGATAGGAAGAGAGTATATCCACAAATTCCTTGGGGCTAAGGTTATTAGATAGTTTTTTGAGATAGCGGCTGATATGCCGCTTTATTTTATCATGGGTTAGTATTCTATGAGATTCTTTCATAGCGCGCGCTAACTCCTTTCATTCTATGCGAGGGGGTATGCCCGAAGGCATTTTTAACCCCCTCTTCTTACAGGAGACACCCTCGGGGAGAGGGATGCTGTAATGCTACCATAAGAACCCTTGTTTATGCAAGAGGTGTATGTTATAATTTTTTTACATGGATACAAATAAACCCTTGACAGGAAGACAGGAACTCTTCTGTCAGGAATACATCAAAGATCTAAATTCAAAGGCTGCGGCTAAACGGGCAGGCTACTCTGATAAAGTAGCTGATGCAAAGTCCTATCAGTTCTTGAGAATGGAACGTATTAAGAATAGAATCTCAGAACTTAAACAGGAATCAATGCGTAGATTACAGCTTGATGCAGATGATATATTAAGAAGGTTAGTACGTATCGCAGATCAGACAGAACAGACAGGCGACTATAATGCTGCTATTAGAAGTTTAGAATTATTAGGAAAACACAAAGCGTTGTGGACTGATAAGACTATAAACGAAACAACTTTAGTAAATGCATTTGCATCTGGTAACTCTGAAGAAGATATACAGCGAGATGTAGAACGCTTAAAAAGAATAGCTACACCTAAACTAAAAGTCATAGCAGGAGACAAGAAATGATTTTAACACCTAAGCTCGAGCCGTACGCAGGACAAACGAATATAGATATTTATTCACAGATAGTTTTGTGGGGCGGAGTTGCATACATCAGAAGATAGAGACGCAGCCACAAGGCTAGCAGTTAAGCAAGCGCGCGAAGATTTACTAGCATTTGTAATGCTGATGAATCCTAGTTTTAATGTAGGACCGCATCATCGTTTACTTTGTGACCAGCTCATGCAGTTGGAACAAGGAGAAACTGATAGACTTATGGTTTTTGTTTCTCCACGTTCTTCTAAGTCACTAATCACATCAACATATTTCCCCGCTTGGGCGTTGGGTCGTAATCCTTATTGGCAAGAAATAGCAGTATCTCACTCAGACGATCTAGCAACTAAGTTTGGTAGAGCTATTCGTGATATAATAAATACCACGGCATACAATACAATCTTCCCAAAAGTAAAAATTCGAAAAGATAATAGAGCTGCAAACTCCTGGGCGCTAGAAGAAGGGGGCAAACAAGCTGGAAGTTTCCTAGCAGCTGGTTCTGGATCTGGTATTGCAGGTTTTGGTGCGCACTTAGCTATCATTGATGACCCTATATCAGAGCAAGATGCGTTTTCAAAGACTA